CCGCGATGTCGCCGTCAGCCATCAGAAAGCGCTCCAATCGAAGGTGTCGTAGGTCATCCCTGCGGGGACGTCGACGTACCGCTTACCGGGTGCGCCGAAGATGTAAGCCGTCGGGGGTGTGTCGGTGAGAGCGCGGCCCTTGATCGGCATGAGCACCCCGCCGACCTCGAAGGTCACGGCCTGCAGCCGCCCGATCTGGTCGTTCGCGCCGGGCAGAGACACGCGAAGCTCCATGCCCGGGGTGGCGTTGGCGTCAACGAGGGCGGTGACGTTCTGCATGCGGCCCTGCCCGCGGAGGCGATTGAGGGCGAACGCGGCAGCACCGGGCCCGGGGTAGGCGGAGGTGACCTCGATGGTGACGAGCTTGCCAGGGTTGCCTGCGGCGTCGATGCGTTCGTGCGCGCCGCTGCTGTCGGTCCAGCGGTAGCGGACGACCACGCCGTCGGCGTACAGGTCGCCGTCGCGGTCGATCGTGTCGTCGCCCTCGGTCACGTTCGACGGGGTACCGACGACGACGCCGTCGACCATGTACGCCTGCGGGACGAGCCGCCACACGCGCAGCTCGTCGCAGAACAGGCGGAGCTTCACGGCGCTCGTGAGCTCGAGCAGGAAGTCCCACGCGTTCATGCCGGCGCGCCAGATCGCCGCGTCGGTCTCGGCGACAGCGCCGTTGTTCGCGGGCGTCGGGTTCAGCCCCGATCCGGGGATAACGAGGTTCAGGACGTAGTTGATGATGCTGCGGACGCTCCCCGCCGATCCCGACAGGTTGATGTCCGCGAGGGGTGCGTAGTCGACGAGCAGCATCTCATCCGACGCGAGCCCGACCGTGACGGTCTTCGCCTTGTGATCGATGGACCGAGACCGGACACCGAGATTGAACCGGCGACCGTTCAGCGTGACGACCGCTCGCTGGTCCGCGCGCGGGTCGATTCGTTCGCCGTCGTCCGGATTCGTCCACGGCAGCACGAGCAGCCCCGACGCGTACTCCTTCGTCTCGTCGAGCGTGATCGAACCCGAGCGCGGCGTGACCTCCTGGAAGTTGATCGTCGCCGTGCACGAGGACGTGAGCAGAGCCGTCACGCGGTCACCTCCCGGTACCCGCACTCGAACAGCCACAGATGCCGGATCTGATCGTGCACGGTCGTCGACAGCGACCCGCGCCGCACGAACCGGATACTGAAAGCGGGCCGCGCCGGCAGCGTGATCTGAAACGACGCGCGTCGCCCGAGGATCGTGCGCGCCGCCATCGCCGCCGAGTCGCTGCTGAACCGGAACGCGAGCACGCCCGTCCGCAGAGCGTCGCCGCCGAGAGCGACCGCGAGGCTGCCGTCGATCAACTCGTGCTCGACGTTCAACGTCGCCGCCTCCATCCCGAAGCCTGTGACCCGCTCCGGGTAGAACACGGCCCCCGAGCCATCGAGCGCGCGAACGACCCACGCGGTCGGCTGCGGCACGTCGACCACGTACCCGCCCACAACTGCCAGTGCCATATCCTCAACCCCTCTGATTCGCGAAGATCTGTGTCGGCTTGAGCGCGAGAGTGATGATCTGGTTGCTCAGGCGCGCCTTGATCCGCTCGAACTCCGCGGTGGCTTCGTCTCGCACCCGCACAGCAAGCTCCTTGTCGGCGATGTCTCGCTTCTCGAGCGCGTCGATGTCCTCGTACGCGCGCTGCGTGTTCGCGTCGACGACGATCTCCTTGCCGGCGGGCAGTTCGTAGATCTTGTTGCCGAGATCGTCGGTGCGATCCGTGGCGTGACCCACTGCTGTCACGTAGTTGTAGTAGGCGGCTGCCGAACTGTCGGCCTGCTCATGGCCGAGCTTGAGCGCTTCGGTGAGTCCATCCATCCGGTCCTTACCCGCTGCGACCGAATCGGCCAGGTCGTACACGGCCCCGGCGTTCTGGTCGACCTGGACCTCCTGTTCGGCGAGCCGGCGGGACGCCTCTGCGGATCTATCCGCGAGCGCCTGTTGGGCTACCCCGAGCGCATTCGCGTCGCCAGCCATTGCCCCCATGGCGACGCTCACGTCTACACCCCACTCGGTCGCTGCCTCCCGGGCCTGCTTGTACCTCTCGGGGTCAGTGGCGATCGAGTTGATTTCCCCGAATACAGAGGCGGCGGAGATCGCGCCGTTGATGCCCTCGATGTACCCCTGTGCAAAGCGGGCGGCGGTGGCGTTGACTTCCTCCTGCTTCTCCTTCGCCTCTTCCATCCCGGCCGTGAGCGCGCCGAGGCCAACTGCCCCTGCGGCGAGCGCGAACGCTCCGACTAGTCCGGCTGGACCCATACTGGCCACGGTGGCGGCGAGCCCGCCGAGGGTGTCCTGTCCGACCTGACCGAGATCCGACATGTCGCCGCGGATCGAGGACACCGCTTCGCCGAGGTTCTGCCCGACTTCCTGAGTAACCTCCTTCGCGCCCTCGCGGACGCGACTGAACGACTGCGAGCCGCCCGTGCCGATGTCGTCGACGGCGCGCTCTGTGCGTTCACTCTGACGCTGGACGTCCTTCAGCGAGTCTTCGAGCTTGTCCAGCGCCCGCGCGCCGTCCTTGCCCGTGTCGGATGCGGCCTTCTCGAGGTCCTTGAAAGCATCGACGGCGTTCTCGACGGGCTTGATGACTCCGCTCTTGAACTGCTCATCGAAGCCGCGAGTTTCCGCACCGATGCCAATCTCGTGAACGGAGGCCATCACTTCTTCCCTTCGAGGAGGTCGAGGGTCGTGCGGATCGCGGTCTGAACAACGACCGATCCGATGCGGGGTATCGAGTCACGCGCGGCGGGCCAGAAGACCTTCCCGCCGCGCGTGACGTTCACAAACGCTGCGCCAAGCCGACGCGTGTACCGCTTGCCCTTCCGGGACCGCTGCTGAATCTGCTTCGTCGGTGGTGCACCGAACTCGGCAGCTGCCGACACGAGCCGCACGGGTGTACCGGACCTGAACCGCCCCACTGAGCCGGAACGAAGGAAGACGTTGCGGTTGGTGACGCCGACCCGACCCGAGTCAACGAGAGCCCGCTGCTGCAGCCGGGTCGCGGCGCGCCCTCGGAGCTCTTCGTTCCAGATCGGTTCGGCGTCCTTCCGCATGAAGGCATTGACCTGCTTCCTCACCTCGGCGGGCACTGACCGCGCGGCGATGAGCAAGTCGCGCAGAGGCGAGTCCAAGAGGAGGCTGATACGCCCTGAACCCGCCACGACTCACGCGCCCGGTGCGACGAACGAGGGCTGGCCGTTCACCGGAAGCGCCAGCGTCGCCGAGTGCCTGCCCGTGTCGCCGCCCACGTCCGCCGCCTTGAACGTGACTTCGACGGTGATCGCGTCGCCGCCGGCTTGGGGGGTGTACGTAACGGACTTCTTCTGACCGTGCCACTCGATCGACCGGCGAGACAGCGAGTTGGGAGTCTTGTGGTCCTGATGGAACGTCAGCTGCAGTTCCCACTGCGGCGCTCCGACCGAGCCCTGCACGTCGCCGCTGATGTCGGTGACGGACTCGCTCGCGGTTGTGGGGACGAGGCCGCAGGAGGTGACACCGAAGTGAGTGTCGCCGCCGATGACGATCGTGCCGGTCGTGCCGTAGTAGGCGAGGTTCTTGACGTTGGGCATTTCAGGCCCCTTCCTTGGGCGGGATGTTGGTGAGGACGGTGAGCGACAGGCGCCACACTTGGGAGCCGTTATCAATGCGCTGCTTCTTGCCGTTGGACCAGAAGATGTCGTCGCTGGCCTGCAGCGCCTGCGCCAGCTTGAGGACTGCGGCGTCCACGTCGTCCTCTGCGCCGCCGTCATCGCTGCGGGGACTGGCGATGACGAGGTCGATGGCGCATGCGACGGTGTCGCGGCCGAGAGGCCGCCCGCCCTCGGCAGAGTCGAGACCCGTGAACTCGAAGTAGACGACCGTCTGGAGCGATTCGATTGGCCCGGTGATGTAGTCGAGGATTCGCCACTCCTCGGGTAGGTCCGGGGCCAGACGCTCCTTGAGATCGGTGCGGATCTCGGCAAGGTCAGAAAACACTGGGTGTTCCCTTCACTGGCCGGATCACGCGCTGGATCTCGCGCGATAGCGGACGCGGAACGAACACGAAATCGCCAGTTCCGACATCGCCGTTCGGGAGCACGCGGCCCGCATTCCAGAGGTTCTTCGCCTGCTGCAGCTGTGCCCAGACGTACCGCGTGGGCGCGCTCGTCGTGGTGAGACTGTCGTCTTCAGGTGCGTACTGAACTACTTGTTCGAGCGCAACGTCCAGGAGCATCCGGAGGACCTCAGCATTCGACGCGGGAGCGTCTTTCCACGCGTTGATAACGCGCTCCGTCTCCCCTGCCGTACTGGCCGAATACCACGGCGAATAGCTGGTGCCGATCACGGATGCTCCTGGCGTTCTGCTCAGGCCGCGGTGCCGATAAACACCGTGGACTCCGGGCGGACGATGAACGTCTCCAGGAATCCGACGATGGATCGGTCGAGGCCGAACTTCGCGACGTTGACGGCGTCGATCTGGATGGGCGTCTCGCCGAGCTCCTTGAACTCGACGGCTGCCTTCGAGCCGGCCGCGACCTGGGGGTCGGTGGTCTTCGTGCCCGGGAACGCCGACTGGGGAGCCTTCTTGACGATGACCTTGCCGTCGACGTTGGCCTCGCCCGTGCCGGCCGTGACCGACAGAGAAACGAACTCAGGCAGCAGCTCCTTGGGCGTGTAGATGAGCTGCTTCCACAGCACCGGGTTGACGATCGCCCAGGACGGGTCATCGTCCGCGTCGCTGACCGCCTCGATCGCCTGGATGAGCTGCACCACGCCGGGGTAGTAGGCCGAGTTCGCGGGGGTGCCGGCCGGCAGTGCCTCCGGTGCGACGCGGGCGCTGAGCGCTGCGCCGTCGCGGTTCATCGCGACGCGGATGAGGGTATCGCGCGCCTCGATGTCGGTGACCTTCGCGTAGCTGTCGGCCACACCTTCCCAGAAGGACTGCAGCACCTCTGCGCCGCCGGTCAGGTAGTTCCACTCCTGTGCCACGTCGGCGGCGTAGCCGAAGGAGTCGCGGGTCGACTCACGGGTCCCGGTGGTTGCGCTTCCGGTCGGAAGATCCTTCTTCTCGCCCCCGGTGCGCTTCTGCACGAGACCTTCCGTGTCGTTCACGCGGAAGCCCTTACGTCCGCCCAGGTCGATTGGCCCGTACACGTGGGTAGCGAGGTCGATGTACTTGCGCTGGTAGCGCTTGCCCTGCCAGAGCTTGCCGACCCAGGCGGGCTGCAGCACGCCCGCCGCGGGGAGAGCTCCTGCGCCGGTCGTGGTGATGTCGGCGAGCGCCATCAGCGCGGACTCGCCGTCTTCGGTGCGTCCACCGTTCTTGAAGTCGGCCAGCGCCGAGAAGAAGGCGTGCATGTCGACGTCGCGTTCGGCGACGACTGCGGCCGGCGTCGCGAGCGGCGCGGGGACCTGGGCGGATGCGGTCATGTTGTCCTCCTCGGACTGGTTGGTGTCGTCCGTCGGTACGGACTCGGGTGCGTCGCCGACCTTCTCGACGGTGGACTTGCTCGTGTACTCCTCGATGCGCCGCCAGCGCACGCCCTCGGAGTCGGTGAACTCGGAGACAGTGCGGTTGCTCGTGTCCCGGTCGGGGGCCGAGTATTCGTCGCTGGCGGGTACCTCCTCGGCGAACTCGACGTTGACACCGTCGGCGAGGGAGAACAGTGCAGCGGACTCAAAAGCGCCTTCGACACAGACCGCCGCTCCAGTGAGGCGGGAGCGCACGGCGCGGGCTCCGTTGCGAACGAGGCTGCCGAGCTCGGCCGACAGCTTCCGTTTCGCCTTGCTCGCGAGGAACGCATCACCTTCGTCGGTGTTCGCGATCGAGAACTCCGCGACGACGCCGGCTTCGGTGACCTCAAGGGAAGTCGCTCGGCCGAGCGGGTTGAACCGGTCGTGCTCGTCGTTCAGCGTCACGACGGACGGGTCGCGCGGCAGGGTAACGGCGGCGGCGCTGAACATGACCGGCTCGGTCTTCGACAGGCTCGGCCGCGACAGTTCTCCGAACGGAAGCAGTAGCCCGCGCACGATGCGTGTGTCGCCTACGCGGGAGAACAATCCGGCTTCGGTGGTCATTGGGTCTCCTCGGGAATGGGTGTCTCGAGGTCTCCTGCCTCGGGATCAATGGACGTCGGGGCAGGACCGGAAATGTGGGACAGGTCGGCGCGGACCTCGGAACCCTCACCAACGACATCGTCGCCAGAGAGAGCCGCAGCGATGGCATGGGCGTACTCGGATGAGCCGAACGTCCAGAGTTCGCTGGTCGGGCCACCGACGCCTTGGTACGTCATCTCGCCGTTCGCGCCGCCCTCCTTGCCGCCCTCAACGAACGACGCTGGCACGCCGCCGTGCATCGCAAGCTCCAGGCGCAGCGAGTTCTTCGCGGACTCGAAGAGGTCGAGTGAGCCAGCAACGCCGCGCTCTTTGACGTCGATGTAGCTCGGTGTCGTGGAGACGGAGAACTTCTGTCGCGTCTCGATGTAGTTGGTGACGACCTTCTCGAGCTCGGTGCGCTCCATCTGGTCGTAC